TATTCTTATCTTCAACCACTAAAGTTGCTGTATTGAGCGTTGTTGTATTGCCGTTAACAACCAAATCGCCTGTTACAGTAAGATTATTTGGTATAGTTACATTTGACGGAAGACTTAAAGTTACCGAACCATTCGATGCGGAAACAGAAACTTCATTAGCTGTCCCGGTCAAAGAGATAACACCTTGGTTTGTTATAGTTATAGTGTCTGTAGCACTAGCTGCAGTGGTTATTCCAGTTCCACCAACAATTGTAAATGTGTCAGCTCCACTGGTTATTGTTAAATTAGAGCCAGTATTAGCAGCTACAGTAAATGAAGTAGCAACTACACCAATTGCTTGATCTACATATAATTTAGTAGCTGCATGCGTGTTTGCAGTTGGTGTTGGAACTATTACTGTTCCAGAAAAAGTTTTATTACCAGATATTGTTTGATCTGTTCCAAGCGTAGTATACGCACCGTAACCAGCAATAGCGATTACAGAAGTTGCAGTCCCACCAGCCCCACCAGTTCCAGTTCCATAATAAAGGGTATTGTCGGCTTCGTTAAACGCTAATTCAGCGTTCTCAAGACTCCCTGGGGCACCTGCTGCTCCAGCGCTAGACCTTCTTTTAATCCTTAGAGTATTAGCCATTTTTAAAAATTCCCTCCATCAACAAGATTGGACTCCGCATAATTAATCCATTGAGAGCCGTTATATCTTAATACTTGACCACTCGCAGCTGAGCTTATAGTAACATCTGTCATTCCATTTAAAACTGATTGAGTTGAAATATTTGTTTCTGCCGCAATGATTCTATCTTTAACAGTAAGATGAGAACCTGCTGGGTTGATTCCCAAAACAGTTTGCATTCCTTCTACTGCATCGTTTAAATCTGTATGTTGCTGGTGATGTGGTACTGTAATTGAATTTAACGTATCATTAGCTGTTGGGTTTACAAAATTATCTAATGATGATGGGTAATTTGTTGCCATAAAAACTCCTAAATAGAAAGTATTTTAGTATTTGAATCACTCCAAATTATAGTAACAGGAGTGTTGCTATTGGAGCCGATAAATGGTAAACCACTTGAATTATCTATAAAAAATATTAACTTTGAATTAGAATCTGAAGTTCCACTTTGATACAAAACTACTGCATCAAAAGACTGCCCGTTGTAATCGGCCATAGAAACATTGTCTGCATCTAATACACCCAAAGAGTTAACTACATTAGTCATATTGCTTGATCTTTTTTTTATAGCGCTCGCTGGTATATCTGATATATGTTGATCTAAATTTTCGTTTGGCGCATATAAAGATTTGTCTACAAGAAGAACTTTTAAATTATTTGAACTTAAATTAAATTCACCATTTAATAAAGATTCTTTAGCTTTTTTATATATAAAATTTGCCATATTAAATTCCAATATCTTTAGATATTTTAATTCTATATTTATAACCTTGTTCAAAATAATCTTTATCAGGAGTAAAGTACGATGGAGTTGCATCAAGTGAAGGGAAATCAATATACACTTCTGCCTTCCATGAATGGGTACTTACACTCGTCGCAATATTTTCCCACCTAGAAGGACTTTTTTGGATTTTCTTTCTTTGGCATAAAAAATATTTATTATTCAAAAAGTTTGAAGCTGGTTTTTCATTAAATGTTACAGTTACTCTTCCATAATTGTAATCATTTGATAAATAAAAATCACCGTCAATCGGGTCAATATTGTCTATATAGAATAAAGGATTTTTAGCTATAATATTATAACTAATGTCTACTTCTGTTCTTATCGATTTATCTTCAATTAGAACAGGAATAATACCTGGATCTACAAATTCTTTATCTGATGGGGTGGCTGAAGAAACATATGTAAACTTTACCGTTTCATATGGCACTATAGACCCAGCTGAGTCTACAATGTTTTCAATTCTTATAAAATAAGATTGACCATCAATTAAATTAGCTTTCCAATAAAGACTTATAATTCTAGAAATCTGATTATAATCTTTTATTGTATTAATTATTTCAAATGGAGCGGTGACCTGTGCCGGGGTAGCTGCATCTGTATAGACTTTAAAGTTTTCATTTTTTAATGAAGATATTTTTACTGTTCTACCAAACTTTATAGATGCACTGTACGCATTTACTTTAGCTTGATCGATGAGAAATAGGGCCACAATTATTCTCCAAAATTATTAACTAGTATCAATAGTAATAAACAAAACGTAAATATGAAAATAGGGGGTGGAGATTTCTCTCACACCCCCCATTCTCTAGGGATTCGTAACTATAACTAACCCTAAGGTTTTTTGTTATACTGTAATATCGTTGGTAACCTGAACTTCGTAGTTACGAGCAAGGTTAACGTTTCTAGCAACAGTGATACCTTCACCGTCACCAAGCATTACGATATCATAACGTTCTTTCATCTTCATCTGACGAATGTCACGAGTTGGATCATCAAACTGATCTGTGCTCATTTCATCCTTGACAAGGAGGGTACCCACTTCGTTGCGGTCAATCAAGAACACGTCAGACTTAGCTGGCGTTGCACCCGACTTTGCAGTGAAGCTTACGAATGGTGTAACAATTACATTCAGACCCATTGGGGCTGTCGAATTGAGTGCACCACTTGGTGAGTCTGGACGGTAGCCCCAGCTTGTGTTAACAGCTGCAGCGGATCCACCAGTGTGGAAAATTGCATCCTTCAAGAATACCGACCACATCAATGGGTGGAGGATAAAGTCTGTTGGGACATGATTTTCTGCCATCAGAACAGCAGCCATGTCGATAACATCATCCCAATGAAGAGTGTCGTTGAACGCGCCATCGATCCCTCTACCGGTTGTGCTATCGTAACCGCCACCAGCGTTGTCGAACACAATTGTTGCTGCGTCCTTGAAACGACTGAGGGCAATTTGTTCCTTCAAACGGGCCATTGCACGACCTGCTGCGCGAACATGAAGACCTACAATGTCCCAAAGGGAGTCTGCGATGACTTCCTCTGTGAAGGAGAGCTTAACGCCCTTCTTCGAGACTTTGCCTTCAATCTGCTTAGCAAATGCGAGTGCCTGTTCTGGGTACTCTTGTCCTTCTGGAATTTCTGCTGCTTGAATTGCGTTTACGGCTGGAAACTCCAAGGAGCGTCCTTTTCCTAGTCGCACTGTTGATAATAGTGGAGTCACGAGTAACTGTGGCTCTGCTGCTTCTCTAAGTGTACGAGAGATGACCTTAGGAAAAAGTGCTGCTGCATCTGGTGATGCAAAAGCCTCTTTGATGGTCACTCTATTGTTTTCGTCGATGTGCCCATCCTCGGTTAATACAGTCTCCCATGCTGGGAGACCCGAGAGGAGCTCTTGGATTGTCTTACTCATCTTAGGATCTTTCCTCCTGCTATTGTTTCTTAAAGTGTGAGATTGACGCGGAATGCACCAATCACATTTGTAACGTCCAAGTTAGAACGTATACCCAATTTACCCGAGAATGAACCCGAGCGTGTAAGCTCGTATACAGTCTTCAAAGCACCTGGATCTGACGGCAATTGCATGTAGGACAGAAGACCATCATCAAAGTTGGTTGCAAACTGTTCTACTTCGATAACCTTACCAACCTGGAGGTAAGAATAAACGTCAGACGAATTAAGGAAATCCGCTGCCGCTGCCTTAACTGGACGTCCCATGCTATCCGATCTTACGAGCGAACCAACAGTTACGTCAGCGTTCAATCCACTAACCATTGGGTACTCTACGTAACCATGGGTAATGAAACCTGCACCTTGTGATGTACCCTTATCGAATGGACGATAGAGGTCATACTGTGCTACACCAATTGGAATAGAGCGAGCAGGCACAGTTACTGTGTCAGTTGCGCCCGATGAATAGTTTGGCGTTGCGCCATTCATTGGATCCCAGCTTGTTGGCATGTTGTCGCCATAAGCCTTAGATGATGATGTACCGTTTGCAGGGACAACGCGTGCGTCGCCATTGCTATCAGCAATTACCGAAAGGATTGTTCCCTTGGTGATTACTACTTCAAAACGATCATCTTCTGAATCTGTGTACCAGGTTGGAAGACCTGGGTGTGTGAGCAAGTAGGCTGCAGGTGCGATACCCTGCGAAACTACAAAGCGACCAGCACCGGTTTTGGTGCCAACTTTACGAAATTTTGCTAAACTCATTTAAGTTATCTCCTTAAGATATTATTTTTTTTAAAGTTTACGACGGCCCATAAGAGCATCTACAAAGATGTCCTCAAGTGGTGTTGACTCTACTGTTTCTTTTTCTTCGTCTTTTCTATCGAGAGTTATGACACCTGTCTCATTCTCGCTAGCTTCGATTTCAGAATTAATTTCTGGCAAGTTTGCTTTTGCTTTTTTGGCTGCTGGCATACCTGCAAGATCTCTTAAAGAATCAGCTAAAGAAGAAGCTGTACGCTTAACGTGGTCAGCTACTAATGCTTCTCTAGCTTCGTATGATTCAATACCAATTGTAATCTTTGCATCAACAACTCTTTCTGCAAGAGTTCTATGTAATGCACTTCTAAGCTTCTGGTTTTCTTCTTCAAGAGCCTGAAGTTTATTGACTGAATCATCAGCATTTTGCTCAGGGGCAACTTTTTCACCAGTGAGCTCTGCTTCTGTTCCTTCAGTATCTTTATTTTCTTCAGAAATTTCAGCTTTAACAGAATCAACAACTGCTTCTTCACTCTGTTCTTCTGTTGCATCTGCAACTTCTGTAGAATCTTGTTCTGCGGCTGGTGCTGCAGAAGCGATCTGTGCTTCAAGTTCAACTATGCGGGCTTTAGCTTTTGCTAATTCGTCATCTGACTCAACTGCGACTAGTTCTTCTTGTTCTTCAAGAGGTTTTACTTCTTCTACTTCAGCTTTTGCTGATTCGTTTGCTTCGTCAGCTACTTGTTCTGCTGATTCCTCTTCCTTAGAAGCGCTCGCCAATGTTGAAAGGTCTTCGCTAAGTTCTTGAGCGACGGCGAGGATGTCTTCATTCACTGCAGTATCATCCATTTTAAGATTCTCCTCATATTTTTTCTCAATAGAGTCTTCATTAGATAGTAATGAAGCCTCTTCGTTAATTACATTTTCACTCTCTTGGACAGCCATCGCACTAAGGAATGCTCCTTTAAGATGCAGGTAAACTGGTCTTGATTCTTTTTTCTTCATATTTTTAAACATTGATTCATTTTCATTTATTGAAACAATATCATCATTGTCCATGTGCAGGACAAAAGCTGAGCTTCTAGCAACCCAGTTCTCTGAGTCGGCAACTGGTGCTTTGCCCTCTACAGGCTTAGAACCTCTTACCCCAGATCTTTGATCTGCTGGTTGGTTAACAAATGAATATTCTTTAAAGGAAATGTCTTGCATATCAACAAAAGCCATTTTGCCCTTGTAGATTTTGCCTCTTTTAAATTTAGCAACGTTTGGTTTGCCGCTTGCGTCTTCTGATGCTAGATCA